GATGAATGCGGCGCGCCGAGATTTTTTTTCGACGACGAAGGGAATGTAATACTCCCCCCATCGGACGAAAAATAATCAAAGCCGAATGAACGAGTGAGAAGGTACGAAAGTTTCCGCAGGTGTGACGAGAGGGGGTGTAGTCTGAAAATGAGCGAAAAAGACAAAGAAAGCCTGATAAAAAAAGAAAAAAGCAGACTTCGGAAGGTATTTTCGGAAATTGATCCGAACAAATTAAAAATTATAAAGCCTCTTATTGAAAGAGCTGCTTTTATGACGGTTTCATGCGAAGAACTTGAAAAAATCATAGCAGAAAAAGGCTACACCGAAGCATATCAAAACGGAGAAAATCAAAAAGGCATTAAGAAAACTCCGGAAACGGAAATATACAACGCCATGGCTAAAAACCTTAACGCGATAGTTAAGCAGCTTGTCGAACTCTGCCCTGCGGCGAAGAAAAAGAGCAAACTTGAAGAATTGATGTTCCGTGAATAAGTACGGAGCAATCGGCGAGTATTATGACGCGATATTTTCCGGTTTGGTAACTGTCGGAGAAGACATATTAACGGTGTATAAGATCTTAATTGATGATCTTGACAACCGCAGATGCTTTTACAATTTTCACAAAGCACAAAAGGCAATCGCCTTTATCGAAAATTTTTGTCACCACAGTAAAGGGCGAAATGACCTCTTCAAACTTGAATTATGGCAAAAGGCTTGTATTTCCGCGATATTCGGCATTGTTGATCCTTTCGGAAACAGAAGATTTCGAGAGGTTTTTCTTGTTATTGCAAGAAAAAACGGAAAGAGTTTACTTGCCTCGGGAATTGCGCTTTATTTGGCATACTGTGACGGTGAAATCGGCGCGGATATATATTGTATCGCACCTAAACTTGATCAAGCGGCGATAGTTTATGACGGGTGTTATGCGATGATTAAGGCGGAGGAAGAACTTCGCCCTCATGCAAAAAAAACAAGAGAAGGCATCGAAATTGATTTTTCGGGGGCTATTATCCGAAAAATCGCTTTCAATGAAAAAAAATCGGACGGATACAATCCGCATGGCTGTATTTGTGATGAGATCGCGTCGTGGAACGCTGCGGCGGGACTTAAACAATATGAAGTGCTAAAATCAGCCCTTGGCGCAAGACGTCAGCCCCTGATACTGTCAATTTCGACGGCCGGGTATATCGACAATGGTATTTACGACGAACTGATGATGCGTTCAACTGCGTTCCTTTACGGCGAAGAAGACCGGGAATACCGTTTTTTGCCGCTGATATACAAAATTGACGATGAAGATAAATGGAACGATATCGAGGAATTAAGAAAAAGCAATCCGAACATGGGCGTTTCTCTGCCCGAATCTTACTACCGCGATGAAATAATAGTCGCGGAAAAATCATTAAGCAAGAAAAATGAATTTCTATGTAAGTACGGGAACATAAAAGTCAACAGCAGTGTCGCATGGTTGCCCGCAAGTGTTGTTCGAAAAGCAAGTGAGTTAACATTTTCTATTGAAGACTTTCGCGAGACTTACTGTGTCGGAGGAATCGACCTTTCGCAAACAACGGACTTGACAAGTTGCTGCGTGATTATCGAGCAGAACAAAAAACTGTTCACGTTTTCAAAGTTTTTTATGCCGGCAAACAAAATCAAAGAACTGCAAGAGGCAGAGGGCGTGCCCTATGAATTGTTTGTTCAGCGAGGAATTTTGACACCGTCAGGCGATAATTACATAGACTATGAGGATTGCTATAAATGGTTCGTCGGACTTGTGGAGGACCTCGAAATTCTACCACAAATGATAGGTTACGACAGATACACAGCACAGTATCTCATTAAGGACCTGCAAACGTATGGTTTTCACACGGATGATGTTTTTCAGGGAGACAACTTAACACCTGTTATTAGGGAGTGCGAGGGGCTTCTTCGGGACGGAACTCTTCAACTCGGGCAAAATCCCTTGCTTGTCTCCCATTTTATGAATACCGCAATAGTCTCGAATATGATGACGCGTAAGTGTAGAATTTCAAAAATACAGTCGCGAAAACATATTGACGGTTGCGCTGCCGTGCTTGACGCGCTGACGGTAAGACAAAAGCACAGTGAACAGATCGGAGACCGGTTAAGAAATGAGGATAACAACGAATGAGTGTTTTTGATATGGTTTTCGGAAAACGAAAACAAAAAAAGCAACTCTTTAAGTATTTTGAGTTGCTTAACGGCTACACCCCCGTTTTTACCACCTTTGACGGGGGTGTGTACGAAATGGAGTTGACAAGGGCGTGTATAGGTGCTTTTGCCCGACACTCGGCAAAACTTACTCCATCGTTTTCAGGGGCAGACAGCCTCGGAATCGAAAAAATAATAAGTCCGAAAGTCAATCCGTGGATGACGACATCGCAGTTCGTATACAGAGTGGCAACAATTCTTGACGCAACAAACACATGTTATCTCATTCCCCTGCTTGACAAGTACGACAATCCCGTTGGCTGCTATCCGATACAACCAAAGATGACGGAAATTGTCGAGGATGAGCAAGAACAGCAGTATCTCCGATACACCTTCGCAAAAGGGCAAAAGGCTGCAATCGAATTGTCACGCGTGGGAATCCTGACAAACTATCAATATACTTCGGATTATCAAGGCGAAGACAACAGGGCGCTTCAACCGACGATGGACCTCATCAACACTCAAAATCAAGGTATCGCCGAAGGAATTAAGACCTCGGCGGCGTATCGCTTTATGGCGACGCTTTCGAACCTCACTAAAAGCAAGGACGTTAAAGAAGAGCGCAAGCGGTTTACAGAAGAAAATTTTTCCGCCGAAGACGGCGGAATGCTGCTTTTCCCAAACACATACAACAATGTTCAGCAGATTAAGTCACAAGCGCAGATTATTGACCCCGAACAGGTCAAGACGATCGAGGAGCGGGCTTTCAAATATTTCGGCTGCAATCTTGACATTCTCGAAAATAAAGCGGTCGGAGATGCTTGGAGTGCATACTACGAAGGGAAAATCGAGCCTTTTGCAATACAACTATCAGAGGTAATGACTTCGATGTTTTACACTCCGCAGATGATAAGCGGAGGAAACGCCATTGTATGGAGCAGTAACCGACTGCAATATATGACAAATGCAGACAAGCTCTCTGTCAGCGCACAAATGTTTGATAGAGGTATATTCAACCGAAATATGATTATGGATATATGGAATCTTCCGCACGTCGAAGACGGGGATCTATACTACATCCGCAAAGAGTATACGGAGATACAAAAGTTAGAAGAAGGAGAACAAAAAAGATGACACCGGCAGACAAAACAAAATTTAAGTCCTTCGCACAGGTCAGAACGCTTGTGCTCAATTCTGAAATAAAAGAAAAACTTATCGATAGTGAATACTACATCGAGGGGTATGCCGCGACATTTGAGAGATATCTTCTGTTTAAGGCAGAAGACGGTGAAGATGTTTTTGAAATGTTCGAGCGAAACTGCTTTGACAATGCAGATATGTCGGACATTGTATTGCATCTCAATCACGGAGGTCATGTCTTTGCGAGAACCTCAAACGGCACGCTTATCGTTCAGGTCAGAGAGCACGGATTATTTTTTGCGGCTGATTTGTCGAAGACGGAATCCGGACGCAAGATGTACGAAGAAATTAAGACAGGTATGATAACAAAATGTTCGTGGATGTTTCGTCCGAGGGAATATTTTTACGACGCGCCGACAAGAACGATTGTTCACAGGTCGGTTGAAAAAGTTTACGACGTGTCCCCTGTCACCTTTCCGGCGAACGAGGGAACCGAGGTAGAAGCGAAGTGCAGGAGTTTTGTTGACGGAGTGATCGGCGAAAATGCCCGGAGAGAGGCAGAAAAGGTAAATGCGGAACTTCGCGAAAAAATAAAAATCAAAATTAAAATCAACAAAGGAGAATAAAACGATGAACAGAATTGAAGAAATCAATGCACGCCTCGCGGAAATCGAGGGTCTTCTCGACAGAGCGACGGGTGATGAACTTGCAAGTCTTCGCACAGAAGTTGACAACCTTACACAGGAAAGAGCTGCGCTTTTGTCCGAAGCGCAGACGAGACAGCAGGCTCGCTCCGCGATTGCGAACGGTGCGGGTACGGTAATACCGACCCCCGCAGCCGCAGATCCGACGAGAGAGGCAAGGGCGAAAGAACTTGTTAAGACAGGACATATGACCGTTGAAACAAGAAGCACGCTTGTGTCGAGCGGTAAACTTGCTACACCGACCGCTGTTTCAGGAATCAATGACGTGGTCGGCGCGTCCGTGTCAAGCATTGTAGACCTTGTTCACACAGAGGATTGCACGGGTATGGGAAGTAACAAAGTTGCTTACATAGATAGCGACGCGGATGCGGCAGCGGAACAGACCGAAGGATCTGGCGCGACTGAAAAAGATGCCACCTTCGGATTCGTAACTATCACGCCTAAAAGTATAGCCGTTGTTTCTGCGATCAGCAAGCAGGCGAAGAAACAATCCCCGCTTGTGTACGAAAATAAGGTCCTTACGCAGTCCCTTGTCTCGTTGAGAAAAAAGGCTGCCGCTATCATAGTGGACGCACTCAAAGATTCGTCCCTTACGGCAAGTGTGACGGCGACCATCGACACCACAAAAAAAGGTGTTATCAATGAAAAGACCCTCCGTCAGATTACCCTCGCGCACGGAGGTGACGACGCCGTTGTCGGCGAGGGCTATCTTTTCCTGAACAAGAAAGACCTTATCGCCTTCGGAGATATTCGCGGCACGAACGAAAAAAAAGCTGTGTACGAGATAACACCTGACGGGCAGAATCCGAATACGGGTACTATCAAAGATGGAGGACTTATTGTAAGATATTGCATCTGCAATGACCTGACAGCCCTTGCAGGAACGGCACAGTCAAGCACCGCAGCTGTAAAGACGATGTGCTACGGTAACCCGCAATGCTTCGAGCTTGACCTTTTCTCGGATTACGAAATAAATGTTTCCGCCGATTTTGCCATCAACAAATTGATGGATACTATCGTAGGAGACGCGCAGCTCGGAGGCGCCGTAACGTATAAGAACGGATTCACCTTCCTTACCATCGCGCAGGGCTCCTAAAAGGCAGGATGAATAATCGTGGCTAATACAGAAACTATCGCCGCTGTTAAAACGGGGCTTCGTATTCGACATGACATGCTTGACGCTGATATCGCAAGGCAGGTTACTGCCTGCCTTGCGGATCTTCGGATGTCGGGCGTCACAGACAAAAAAGACGATACTGATCCGCTAATAAGACAGGCGTGTGTAATTTGGTGCAGAATACAGTATGCAAACGACGAAACACGGGCGGAGCGGCTGCAAAAAGCCTATGACGCACTAAAAGCGTCAATGACACTATCCGGAGACTACCGCTATGAAGAATGATGTTGTAACGCTTGTTGATATTCTTTCGACAGGGAAAGAAATAAAGACGGAAGTTTATGCCGAGGTTAAGAGCGTTGGCAGAAATGAGTTCTTCTCTGCGGCTCAAACAGGATTAAAACCTGAACTTGTCGTAATTGTTAACACAAACGAATATGACGAACAGCAAAGAGTTGATATACCGTCATATATGCCGCGAAATGGGCGTTTCACCATATATCGCACATACGACCGTGATGATGGTGATACCGAGCTTTATCTGCATAAAAAAGTCGGTGTACGGACGTGATATGAGTGAATGGATAACTATCAAGCCGGAAGATTTTTCCGATGCACTTTCCGACACTTTGCAACTGTACAGCGATCGATTGACGAAAGAAGTTAAGGATGCGGTAAGCGATGCAGGCAACTATGCTCTTCGGGAGGTCCGTGCGATTGCTCCGACAGGAAAAGGAAAATCCCGAAGAAGAGGCAAAAGCCGAGCTCACGGAAAATACCGCAAGAGTTTAGAGTTGTCCGTCGTTAAGGATGATATTTTTTCGAGAGAAGTCAAGATATATTCAAAAACGGAATATCAACTTGTACACCTCCTCGAAAAGGGACATAACATCGTCAGAAATGGCAAAGTCGTAGGACAAGCATCACCTCACCCGCACATGAAGGTCGTCGAACTGCGAGCGCAAGCAAAGCTTAATCATGATGTCGAGAGGATTATCAAAGATGAAAGTTAAAAACATAATCGAGGCTCTTCTCGCCAAGACGAATATCCCGTTTACAGAGCGTCGTTGGAACGAATATAAGGATCGTTCTATCCCCTCTCCGCCGTATATCGTGTGGTTTGTCGAGGTTGAGGAGGGGTTCGGAGCTGATGAAAAGGTTCTCGCAAAACAAAGCACCGTTACAGTTGAGCTATACACAGATATCCGCGACTATGAAAGCGAAAAGGTTATTGAAGATGTTATAGCGCCTTACGAATGGACTAAATATATCGGAGAAATAGAAGACGAAAGTCTTATCTATGTTTCTTACACTTTTGATTTATACACGAAAAAAGGAGATTAAAAACAATGAGTAAACGTGATTCAGACGTGATTACCCTCGGCAGCGGCAAAGCGTATATGATGGAGTTTTCCGGAACCCTGCCGGAACTTACTGCTATTTGCGCAGAGGGAAATCTTTTAGGATGGATTAAGGGAGGTGCCGCCCTTACTTACACAGAGAACACTTATACGGAAAAAGATGACCTCGGTAAAGTAATGAAGATCATCACCACAGAGGAAGAGGCGAAGTTGAAACTCGGATTGATAACATGGAACGGCAATACTCTGTCCAAACTCACCGACCGTGCCGCAGTATCTGAAAAGGATGGAAAGCGAACCCTTAAAATAGGCGGTGCACCGCACGGTAAAAACAAGAACTACGTCGTTTGCTTCCACCACGAAGATAAAGAGGATGGCGATGTTTGGATTATGATTGTAGGCAGAAACACAGCAGGGCTGTCACTTTCGTTTTCTATGACCGCAGGCTCGCAGGTTGACCCCGAAATTACGGCTGTTCCGCAGGATGACGACGGAACTCTCGTCCAGTTCATTGAAGAGATCCCGAGCGGGACACCTGGGCAAGATCAGTCTGTTTGAAAGGTGAGCGCAAAAGTGGCAGTAAGCACACAGCGCGCACGAAAAAGGAGAATAAAAAAATGAGAGCCATTCTCGATTTTAACAAACTCACGCAGCCGGAAATGCCCGTTCTTATGCGCGACAAAAAACAAACCTTGTTTCGGGTAAAACTACCTACGGTTGAGATATTCGAAAAACTACAAAAAAACGCTGACATTCTCGAACACATATCAGACGATCATGATGCGCTTGAAAAAGCGCGTGCGCTTGCGGCAATCCTCATATCGAACAACAAGGATCTCTACGAGATTTCGGGAGAGGAAATCGGCGATTCTTTCGGACTTACTGCCGAAGACCTCATAGTCTTTTTTACGGAGTATACAACCTTCGTAAAAGAAAACACCCAAACAAAAAACTGATACTCCCGCACGCTCCGCATGACGGAGACGATGCGGGACACGGGTTTGAGGTAACGACTGTTTGGAAGAAAATCGTGTCCGACTATTCAAGGCTGTCGTTCCGAGAGATCGACAGCCTTGATATAGTTGATTTTCTTGTGCTTCGCAGGGATGCTTATATAGATAGGCTTGAACGCACAGACAAGGGAACGGAATATCTGAAAACAGCATGGCGCTTACAGCAGACAGGCATTGACCGCGAAGGGTTGCGCAAAAAATTCGGAACAAAGGAGAAAATCAAAGATGGCGGCAGACAAGACAAAGATTAAAGGATTAACCATCGAGATCGGCGCCGACACAAAGAAACTCGGAGACGCGCTTAAAAGCGTGTGGGACAAAAGCGCGTCCCTTTCGGGTGAACTGAAAAATGTAAATAAGTTACTGAAACTTGATCCGACAAATACCGAACTTCTCGCACAAAAGCAAAAGATCCTTGCGGAGGCTGTCAGTAATTCCACAGAAGAAGTTGAAATGCTTCGAGAGGCGGAAAAGAACGCGGCGGAGCAGTTAAAACGTGGAGACATCGGAGAGGAAACTTTTCGTTCCCTGCAACGCGAAACAATCAAGGCTGAACAAAACCTTCGGCGACTTGAAAAAGAAGCAGCAGACGTCGCGAAAGAAATAAACGATCTCGGCGACGAATCCAATAAAGCATCAGAAAAAATTAAAGATGTAGACGAAAAATCGGAAAAGGCAGAAAAAGGTCTGTCAAAACTTGATGTCGCAGCCGGAACACTCGCGGGAAATCTCGCGAGTAAACTCGTATCTGCCATGGGTAATTGCATATCCGAGCTATCGTCTCTCACACAAGAAACACAGGAATATCGCGAAGACATCGGAAAGCTTGAAACAGCTTTTCAATCGGCGAACCTCTCGACAGAGCTCGCGACGAAAACATATAAGGATTTTTATTCGGTTCTTGGAGAAGAAGATAGAAGCGTTGAAGCGGTTAACCACCTTGCGAAGTTCGTTTCCACAGAAAAGGACATGGCGACATGGACAGATATCTGCACCGGTATCTGGGGAACGTTCGGAGATTCGCTTCCCATCGAGGGGTTGACGGAGGCTGCAAACGAAACCGCCAAAACCGGCGAATTGACGGGCGTTTTAACCGACGCACTCAACTGGGCGGCGGCAGCAGGCGAAAAATTCGGAGTAAGGCTGAAAGCAAATACAAAGGCAAACGAAGAATATAATAAAAAAGTTACCGAGGCAAAAAGCGCCGAAGACTTTTTTAAAATTGCACTTTCAGAGTTGTCGACAGAGCAAGAACGCTCTGCGTTTATAACAGAGACTCTGAACGAGCTCTATGCTGATGCAGCACAAAAGTACAGAGACAACAATGCAGGCATTATCGAGGCGCGCAAAGCGACATCCGAATACACCGACGCGCAAGCGGCTCTCGGCGTGGCGATGGAGCCTGTTCAAACTAAACTTACAGCGTTCAAAGCAAGTTTTGTTAAAGAGTTTACTCCGCAGCTGAAAAAGCAAGTTATCCCTGCGGTTCAGGAATTTATCGCAACACTCGAAAAAAACGGTACAATCAAAAAGTTCTCCGATAGTCTCGCAAATACCGCGAAAAAGGTGCTTCCGGTTGTTGCAAATGCCATATCCTTTGTGATCGAAAACCTTGAAGCGCTTATCAATATAACTTTTTCTGTCGTCGCCGCTTTTGCCGCGCTTAACGCTGCGATGAAGGTTACATCAGCTGTAACGGCTGTAACAACGGCGGTCAAAGGATTGACGGCAGGGGTCGGACTTGCAACAAAGGCACAAGTCTTGTGGAATGCCGCGATGTCCGCAAACCCGATAGGAGCTGTTATAACCGCAATAGCGCTCCTTGTTGCGGGAATAGCGGTACTGTGTGTGTCATTGGGTGAAGAAAAAACGGAAACCGAAAAACTAACAGAGGCGGAAAAAGAACATTATGACGCATTGTCTGAAACGGCAAAAGCGTATGATGAGGCAAAACAAGCAGCGATGGAAAAGGCGGAGGCAGAATTATCATCGCTTGCCCAAACGGAAAGGCTCTATCAGGAGTTGCTGCGCCTTACCGACGCAAACGGAAAGGTAAAAGAAAGCGATCAAGCGCGAGTACAATTTATTATTTCCCAGCTCAATGACGCCCTCGGTCTTGAAATTAAAATGATTGATGGCATTGTAGCGGGATATGAAAAAATCCCCGGTGCGATAGAAGAAGCTATCGCTGCCGAAAAAGCGCGGATAATGCTCCAACCTTATTTGGAGGCGTATTCGACAGCAGTACAAAAAGTATCGAAGACCGAAGAGGAGTATAAAAAATACGCACTCTTAACGTCGGAGGCGTGGGATGAACTTGTTGAAAAAAGCAAAAAATATGAAGAAGCCCTTGAAAGGTACAACAATGCCGGATGGAGTAGAAGAGAACGAGAAGAAGCCTCTGATGCGCTTGCGCAGGCAAAAAAAGATTGGGAAGATATTTCGGAGTTGTACGACAAACGAGATCGCATCACTCGGACACTTGAAGCGGATCTTAAAAAATACAACGATGACATAAGCAAGTATGAAAAGGCGCAAACACTCCTCTTGGAAGAAAAAACGAATGAAGCAATAAACATTCTTGCTCAATACAACAAGGGTATTACAACAACTGCCGCAGCAACAGAAAAAACAGTTAAAGAGCAAAGAGAAGCCGCAAAAAAAGAATACCTCGAATTGGAGGCGGTACTTGCGCGAATGGAAGAAGAATATAAATACACCGAAGCATCCATGACCGCAGAACAAAAAAAACAAGCAGACGAAAGAATTAAAGAAGTTAAGAAACAGATTGTCGAAGCAAAGGACAAGTATCAGGAACTCGGTAAGAACATGGTGGAGGGTATCGCAGCCGGAATCCAAAGCAAGCATTATGCGCTCGTGCCGCCAATCAACGAAGTTGTAAACGAAGCTGTTCGCGCCGCAAAACAAGCAGCGCAAATAAAGTCCCCGTCAAAGGTATTTCGCGATGAAGTCGGCAAATTTCTCGCTCTCGGCATAGCGGACGGCATCACGGGCGAGACCGAAGAATTAAAGCGCAGGGCGCGAGAGCAGATCGCCGAAATTAAAAATGCGTACAATGCGGATGGACAAACGAGAATGAATATAGTTACTTCATACGAAAGCTCTGCACTATCAGACTATTCGCGTATCGAGGCTAAACTTGACACGCTTGCAGAAATCTTAACAGGTAGCCAAAAGCAGAGTATATATCTCGACGGACGTGTTCTTGTCGGAGAAACGATTGACGACATCGACGAACGTCTCGGCGAACGCCGCGCCCTTGCCGAGGGAGGTGTATTCTGATGACTAAAAGAGGGTTTATTCTCGGCGAATATGACACGGCAGCAGACGGACATTTCACACTTAATAAGTGGTCCTTGTCCGAACCGAAGCAGAAGACCAATTACCTCAGCATTGCTTACGGAGATGGGGAAATTGATTACACAGACGTGTACGACAACACACCTCGATACGAGATGCGAACATTGAGCATAACGCTGATTTCGTCTTTCTCGACACGCAATGCACGCCGGCTGATTATCGAGGATATGGTAAACAACCTTGACGGTTTTTTAACCTTGATTACCTTTCCGGATTTTCCTCGAAAAACAATGTCGGGAAGAATTTCTGTAACCGACAAGACGGAATCGCCGTACTATTCGACGGTTGTCATCACGGGAAAAATGGAACCGTACCTGTGGAGCGAATATCGAACACAGCTCGTTGTTCCGCCGAGTGATGTAAATGCAGAAATAACCATTTCGAACAATGGAAGACCGGCAACGGAGATCGTATGTGATGCGAGTAATTACTTTACAATCTTCAAAGGGTCTTCTCAAAGCTATACTTCCCCCGCAAAAGGAGGGGTAAACCTCCAAACAGGAATATACATTCCTCGCGGAAAATCTGTCATCAGGATTTCCGGCGCGCCTACAACGATTAAGTGGAAAGAAGGAACCTTAACCCCATGATAACAATTAAGCGAAATAACGAGATAATCTACACATCCGAAGAACAATGGAAAGATCCTTTACTTGAAATTAAAGTCAAAAGGACAACGAACGCAATAAACTCGGGAAATATAACTTTTCCTCTCGAACATAAAGTAATCGCCGCAGGTGGGCTTGCCCCGTATAAAGATTGTATCCGAATCTATCGTGATGATGATATTGTGTTTTGGGGACGCCCTCTTCTCCCCTCTCAAACTTACAATGGGTCTGTGACATATCAACTTGAAGGCGAACTTGCTTTCCTTAAAGATGTTTGTCGGTTTTCCGCGCCGTATACTGTCGGTGCGATCCGCCCTGCCCTGCTCGGCTGCATTGAGGCTTATAACGAAGATAAAGGCGCATCGACCAATGCACTATTTGAACTTATCGGAGAGACTGACTGTCCGACAAAGGGGAATAATACATACGACTTTTTTGGTGGTTGGGAGAACGGACAGAGTATCTATAAATGTATCACAGACGCAGGATCAACAATAGGACTGCTTTTTCATTACGATGTAAAATCAAACGTGCGCCGTATATGGTTAAGAGACGATTTTTTTCCGTCGGATGGAAAAACAACATTTGAAAGCGGCAAAAATATAACCGACGTAAAAATAAATTCAACGAGTGGGGACTTCGCAACCAGAATTCTCGCAAGAAATAAAGACGGAACGCTCGAACGAACGGTATACGACTATCAAAGTGTCCAAAAATACGGCAATATAATCGGGCTTGAAGAAGTTGACACATCAGATGTTGATGAATTGATAGCCTACGCGAATCAACGTCTCGCCGAAAGAAAAAAAGTTGTAACCGAATTTACTGCATCAGCGGTCGTAACCCCCGATCTTATTCCCGGAAAAAAATACAAGGTAAAAATCCCTTTCCTCGGAATAGATGACGAATATGGTTTGACCGCTATCGAAGAGGATTTTTTGAATCCGACAAGATCGAAAGCGACGTTATCATCCTCGATATTGACAGCAGCGATTGCGTCAAAAAGAAAGATATCCTCGATAAAATAAGGAGAAAAAAATGGAATTTAAGATTACTGTAAGTAAACGAATTGCGCAGACTACATCAACAGAATCTCTTATCTGCGGTAATGATGGCGACACGCTTACCGTCACGTTTGACGATGAATGGACAAACATCTCCGCAAAAACCGCTCGTCTTGTATGGATTAAAGGCGGCGAGTATACATATATAGATGTCCCGTTTACGGGAACTTCCTGCCCGCTGCCTGCGGTAATACAAGCAAAAATGCTTTTTGTTGGTTTTTTTGCGGGCGATAGCACCGAAAACACGCTAAAAACCTCTACTCCCGCACAGATTCCGTGTATAAGTTCGATCCTCGATGTTCCCGCCGAAGCATTCACACCTGATGTCTACCGAAACATCCTCGATATTATCGCAAACAAGGTAGACAAGGTTACAGGAAAGGGACTTTCGACAAACGACTACACAGATAGCGCAAAGTCTCTTCTTGAAGAAACTGTACCTCAGGAGCTGGATAGAATAGACGCAAAAATTACAGAGGTCGAAGGAAACGTTTACTCAAACTTCAAAAACAAGGTTGATAAGGTCGCAGGCAAGGGGCTTTCGACGAATGATTACACGGATGCGGAAAAAATCGAGGTTGCGAAAGTGTCTGCCCTTCCGTATGCAACGTTATCATTAGAAGATTACGACACGTGCAAGCGCGGATATATAGCCGCAGACGGTGAGTATACGGCGAGCGGGAGTTGGTTTTCGTATTATTTCTATACAGACAAATATCCAATAAAGAAAATTAGCACAAAATTATATTCCAATTCAACCGCGGCTTATTCAATTGCGTTTTATTCCGCAAAGGATAGTATCGCAAGCAATTTAATTTCAGGTATAAAACCGACGGCTGCGGGCGCTAACCTTATCTCGTTTGATGATGTGAGCGTTCCCGACAATGCTGCTCTTATCGTTGTTGCCACGCGTTACGCTTCCGGGGCGAACTCGTCTGCCGAACTCTTTGTGAATCTGAATATTCCCGCGGCAGAGATGTCGAATATCGGCGAGACTTCGGAAAAAACAGGGCAGATTAAGCGAATATTTACTGATTTTCCGAACGCGAATGACTTTACTTTTGTCAAGGGCGAATTATGGGGGTCTGCCGCAAGCGGCGACAAGACAGTTATTTCCCGCTACAAGATAACTGACGACGGGTTATTGATGCTTGGTATTATCCATACCGACTTCGGACACCTCAATTGTTTTGATTACAACCCCGCAAATGACTGTCTTATCTTCGGCAATGGTGGCAACGATTTCTCGACAGAGGGAAACTGGTTTGCGGTCGTTAAAAATCCCATGGGACTTGTGACTTCCGAATGGTCGGCAACTGCGACACTTGCCGCGAATGCGATTGTTTATAATGTAGATATTGGCTTTAAGGTGCAAGCCGTTTGGGGAGCGTCAAACCTTGGATTGAACAATATTGTATACCTGCTTTCGAACAATGCAAAAACGGTAACGAAAGTTATGCTGAATGTTGATGATAACGGAGAGTTTAACGGACAATTCACGGTACTTGATACTCATACTTCCGAGACCGCATATCCTGTCGGCGGTGCAAAATTTTGGGGAGATACCTTGTATTTTGGTTACTCTGACACGGGTTATAAAATTGCGAAAATGTCGATGTCTGATTATTCTGTATCGGTGACGAAAAGGCAACTATATGAAGCAAACGGAACAGAAATATCAGGAACCGTGCAGGGACTGCATATTGATGATAAGTATGTATGGGTATTTATCAATGCCACCAATCCTATCAGATACTATCTGATACAGATGTATCAATGCTTGGGCAGCCTTTCAGGCGGCGGTGCGGGAACAACTATAACCGTAGACGCGGAATTGTCCGCGACGTCGAAAAATCCCGTGCAGAACAAGGCTGTTAAAGCGGCGCTTGACAAAAAGATAGAAAAGCCGACAACGGTTAAAGAGGGGCTTTTCGGCTTTAACTCTGCCGGGGTTGAAACCATAAAAGAAATTACGGACGGAGGAAACGCCGTCGAAACAGATACGGCAAATATACCGAACAACAGAGCGCTGAAAGAGTATGTTGCGGCTAAAAACGTGAACTTACTCTCCAAGCCTACATCGAACGGCATCGTCGGATATATGAGCGGAATAGGTTCTTTGACCTACACTCTGAATACTTCAATGCCCGAAAGTCCATCGCACGCAGGGATTCTTTCTGCAAAAGCGGTTTATGACTATATTAACGGTCTTGACGCAAGCGAGGTGAGTTATTGATGGCAATGAAACTTTACAGCGAGACGGATATACAGGCAATAGCCAATGGAGTAAGAGAGATTACAGGCGAAACGGGAACATATACCGTTGCGCAAATGGGTGCGGCGCTGAATGATTATTGGGGAGACAACACCCTTGCGATGTCGGGCGTCAATGCTGACGGAACACCGTTTACGCAATCAGACAATCATAGGTGGGGTTCAGCGGGATTGCTGACACCTAATAACGATGTGGAAATAGTTAGGTATTGCACAGGATTTATCGAATTGCCTGTCGGTAGGACTTTGCGAATAAAAAGTGCAGGGTTAATTACCTCGCTATTCATAACTCTCGAAAGGTCAATAACCGCCACCATTGATGCGAGTGGTTATTTACAAGGCAACACATTGAATCCCAGAGGAATAAATTCATTGATTTATCAAAATGATACAGATGATTCACTTTGGGTACGCATCAACAGCACCGTGCCAATATCCGAGGTAAAGATGAAGGTGGTGAGCAAATGACGGAAGCGATAGTTGTGGCACTTATTACGGGCGGTCTCGCGCTTGCCGGAACTGTTATTTCGGTGCTTGCCTCGTCTCGTAAGACAGAACAGAGATTACAGGCAAAACAGGCGGTTACCGAGGAGCGAATAACCGAACTGACTCGGGAAGTGCGCGAACATAACAATTTTGCAAAGCGCATGCCCGTGGTGGAAGAACAGGTAAAAGTAATGAATCACAGAATTAAAGATTTAGAACAGGAGATGTTTCATCATGAAAATTAACTGGAAAGTAAGACTGAAAAACAAAACGTTTTGGCTCGCGATAGTGCCTGCGCTGCTGCTTGTTATTCAGACGGTAGCGAGCCTGTTCGGCTACGCATGGGACTTTGTTGTTCTCAATCAGCAGATAGCGGCGGTTATTAACGCCGTGTTTGCGGTGCTTGCGATTCTCGGAGTGGTTACAGACCCGACGACCGCGGGTATGACGGACAGCGACAGAGCCATGACTTATGAAAAGCCGAAGGAGGATTGAAAATGAGCAAAAACTATCTGACGTTTCCGATGAAGATTATGGGCATAACCCAGACCTACGACGGAAAAACTTCGCACTATATCAGTTCGCACGGAACGCCTGCGGATTATCCGATAGACATCGCGGGTAAGGACATCGGCAGAGAACCGTTTTATTGCCCCTGCGATGAAATGGAAGTTGTCAAAATCGCCGGTGACGTAACGGGTAACAATCACGCAAACGGCGCGTGGCTCGTTTCGACATCCGAGGTCGATTTTGCGGACGGAACGCGTGACATCTGCACGATAAAATTTGTGCACATGAACAATTCCGATTTCGGCAGAAACGGCATTTACGTCGGACGCAGATACAAGCGCGGCGAACTTATCGGGCACGAGGGAACGTCTCACGCAAGCGGCAACCATGTTCACATGTCCGCGGGCAAGGGCGGTTTGAAAGGCAGCGGTTGGCAGAAGAACACACTGGGAAGTTGGGTTATAACCACGACGCACGGGACCGCAAAGCCCGAAAACCTGTTTTTTGTAGACCCGAAGTTTACGACGATAAAAAATGCAAGAGGACTTATTTTTAAGACACTTCCGAAGGGGGAAAAGAAAGTGATTAAATTCGGCGTTGTCAGCGGCGAGGTTCGGACAAAAGTTACGACCGACGCACTTGCGTTGAGAAGCAAGGCGCAGACGCAGAACGGTAAGAGGTTTTTCTACATACCGAAAGGAAAGACCGTACAGGTCGTGCAGGAGGCTATCTGCAAAACGGACGGGTATACTTGGGACTGCATAATCGTTAATTACGGCGGCAAGGACTATATAGGATATGCTGCGGCGGAGTTTTTGAAATGAATAGATAAGAGACCGTGAAAACGGTCTCTTATTTTTGGTATTGACTTTTTTAAGGCATTGTACTATAATATGGGAAATATTGTAGGAGGCAATGTCGTTGTATATCGTTAAGAACGGAAAAGAATTTACGGTTGAAGAGAAAAAGAACCATTGGAACGTGTTTCGCATTGAGGGTACATCGGGCGTGTGCTTGAAGATATATAAGACGACGTGCCAGACGATTGAGGACGTTGTTAAGAGGGTGCGGGAGAGTGATTTTCTTGCATAAGGAGAAAACACCAGCAAACCTTGTGTTTGTCGGTGTTTTTTTGTGTCTTAAATGCTTCTATTTTTCAACGGCTTCGCAATTATCGCTCACAGGACTATCTGTTTTTTCTTCGCAATTTTTGTTTATCAATACTTCCGTATTCTCTATCAGTTGTCCGAATCCATACATACAAAAAGAGAGAATCCATGACAAAATTGAACCGACGACCATCACAACGACACCTGTATATGATTCTGTCGAAGCGAGAATCACGGTACCCCAAACGAATGAAGCGAGAATACCCAGCCAGATAAGAACCTGTGCCGATGCCTTGATCTTTGCCGAAATGTCATTAAACATAAAAAACACTCCTTAAATTTATTTTTCTTAAAATACAAAATTGTTGTATTTTTAATATGTTACAAATTGTTCACTTAAAACCTATTGACATACTTCTGAAAGTATGGTATAATATATACATAAAGAACAAAGGAGGTGTTAAAAATGAAAAAGCGAAAAGAAAAGCCTACCGCTTTTGAGATAGCAGAGTTCATTATCAAGGTCATTACCGCAATAATCTCTTTGATAACACTCATCCGAAAGTGGTAGGCAAAGCGGGGCGAAAGCCCCGCCCCCTTAGGGGCAATAGTATTATAACACAAATAAGGAGGTTTTTCAAGTGGGAAAAAGAAATAATTTATTTTCCATGTTTATACTGCTTATGCTTTCTGCATATTACGGCATGACAACGCTGCTTAAAATCGGTATAATTCTTAATCTTACAATTCTCGTTGTGGATATATTCAGAACAGTTTGGGGGTGGCGAAATGGAAGAAGAGAAGAAGCGTAAAACAAAGACGTCTTCTGCGGTCAAAAGACGCTATAATGCAAAGACATACGGCACAATAACAGTTTGCCTACCAAAGGCAATGGTCGAAGAGTTTAAGACAAAGTGCGTCCGCGAGGGTATTTCTCAGGCGCAGATCGTAAGAGAAGCGGTCGAAGCGTTTTTGAAAAAATAAAATCATCGCAATGCGGACGTGGTTAAGAATACATTCTTGTAGACTATAAAGAGTTCGAGTGACGGGCGCAATTCTCCACCAAAAGAGTATTATCCGAACTTATTTTTTCGTGAAAT